CTGACCAACCGCATTGTTGTTGAATCCAGACTCATGGTCAATCTGAGCAGCCACCACAGCTACTGGAATGTTCAGCTGCTTCGCAGCATCAGCAACCCACTGCATGTACTGGGGTGGAACGTTAACCATTACTTCTCCTGGAAGCTTGTATCAGGAGCCAGGGAGCTGGCTGTAGGAGCCTGTGTTGGAGGGGCCTGCTGCTGTCCCTGAAGGGTTGGGAAGTTGGTGCTGCCACTAAGACCACCGAAGTTGGCTCGCGAGTTGTCTGTAACGCTCTGAGGGCTTGTCTGCGGAGTAGGCCCAAGGTCGCCAGACACAAGACCCATGTCCGATAGAACCTGTCCTGCTGTCTGAGTCATGGACTCACGGGCGTTGTTCGTGGACAACCACTTGGCGTTGCTTCGCAACTGCTTCTCAAAATCGTACAGCGGAAGTTGAGAGGGAACTGCATCCTGGCCCTGTGTAGTGGTGCTCTGTAGAGCACCGCGTAGCGTAGGATCGAACAGGTCAATCCTGTTAGGATCAACCTCCCAGAGCTTTGCCTGTGCTGCGAGATAAGGAGCAGCGATCTGACCTACGGTCATACCATCGTTGATTTCCTTGGCATAAGCCGGAAACGTCTGCGCAGCAATGGTCTGGATATTCGCTCGGCGGGCCTGTAGGCTATCCGTTCCAGCGACAATGCCAGAGACTGCGCGTTCCACATAGTCATCCGTGACAGGGACGCCCATCTCGCGAGCATACTCGCGTACACCAAGCTCAACCTGCCCGGCATAGCCACTGAAGTGTCCCTGCTGAGACAGCTCCAAGTACTTGGACAAATAGGCATTGATCTGACTGTCATTCATGTTGGTGACGAGGGCGAGATTTGCAAGGGAGGACATACCCGTGGAGGACAGGTGAACACCTAGCTTGGAAGCCAGATCAGTGAGTTCCAGGGTCTTGTTCTGCATGTCCTGGTTGTAGGCTGCCGGATCAGCGGTCTTCTCCTGAAGCACCTTGCGGGCACTATCGCTGTTTGCCTTCCACCAGTCAGTGTTCTGCAATGCAGCCTGGAACTTATCAGTAGACCAGGTGCCTGCCACAGCCTCACTGTAGATGTTGGCCAGTTCAGGATCAGATTCCATGAAGGAAGCTGCTAGTCCATAGTTCTCATTCAACGTGCTGGAGTTGGGAGACTGTAGACCAAGTGACCCAAACAGATCATAGGTTGGGCGTGCGCTTGGAAGAAGCGCACTGTAGTCTGCACCATTCACTCCTGTGAAGCCAGCAGAGGTGGCATGTGTCAGACCGCCATCAAACACATTGGTGTTGACAACACCACCGACACGGCCAACTCCTGTGATTCGAGCCTCTGTAGAGACAGGCACCACATGAATAGTTGTTCCCGTGTGGTCGGCAACCAGAACCATACCATTACCAGCATACATACCAACGTGATCAGATGTGCCATTGTTGGAGGAGTCGAAGAAGACAAGGTCTCCAACCTGCGCCTGTCCCATAGGGATAGAGCGAAGTGCAGCAATCTGAGCATTGGAAGTACGAGGGATGTTCATCCCGAAGTGCTGATAACCGTACCACATCAAACCCGAACAGTCGAAGCCACCAGGAGCTTGACCGCCCCACACATAGGGCTGTCCGATGAACTGCTCCAGGTAGTGGAAGACATCATCACCAGAAACTGTAGCCACGTGACCAGACTCCTCATGTGTTGGGGGTGAAACTGCCGGGTGATAGGTTCTATGGATGGGTGGGGCTACCACCCGGACAGTCTTCTGGCCTTCAACCCGAATAGTCGTTGGACTATGGGACGGTAGTGGTCGGTCCGGATGCTTCCATTCCGGAAGCGGGGCCAGCAAGTGCCTTGATGAAGGCATTGAAGTAAGTTGTAGCTGCCTGGTAGGCTCCCTCTTCGGGAGACTGGAGAGCCTGCTGTCCGGCAAGGAACTGAATACCACGCTGAGCAATGCCACGCTGAGACACAGTATTCGTGAGCGTAGAGGTACCACCTGTAGATCCAGACTGGTCCACCGGCATACCTGTAGAAGGATCGACCTGACCCACGCTCGAACCCTTTTCAGTGGTTTCGAACTTGCCGGTGTTTTCCTCACTTTGATACTGATACAGGCTGTTGAAGAATGCCTGATACTCGGACTGGGTTGGGTTGCGCCCCATCAGTCGAAAGTAGGAATCCGCTAGCGTACCAGCTGCGGTTGCTGGGTCAACGTACGACTTATAGACAGTCTCTGTCTGCGAGTCTGTGCTCGCAGAGTTGTTCGGGTTTCCGTTGCCAATGACACCGACATCCCCGGGAGCCTGCTTTGCATTGATGTTGTTCCAGCCCGTCTGGGCTGCCTTAGCGAGTACTTCATCCGGCGAGTACATGGACGTATCGCCATTAGGATCAGATACCTGAAGCGCGGCTTCCTGGACAACCATCTGCCAGGCTAGCGCTACCTCAGATGCACTTGGCGCCTTCTTGCTGGTGATAAGACCAGCCTGGTACATCTCGTCGATGTACTTCTGACGCTGATTCGCATTGCCGTACCAGGTCTCAATAGAGCCCAGCGCGGTGTTGAAATTCTCGTAACTACCACCGTGCACTGTAGCCCCAACAGGCATGTTGCCCTTGATGTTGGAGTTCAGTGTCAGTGTGATGACCTTACCGTTGACCGTGATAGTGGCCTGAGGCAGAGTAGTTCCAGCAGAGTCTACTTGGACGTTCTGGACTAGGCCACTATTCGGACTGGCAGGGTTTAGATTGGCTGGAGCATTGGGGTTGCCCTGATCAGCGGGCGCTGCTCCTAGCGAAGGGCCTGGGGATGGCTGGGGAGGAGTTGGATTAGCCATTAGTGCATGGGTTCCTTCCAGTCATCCTTGCGTAGGAATCGATCATAGAGTTGCGCAAACTTGGTATCCGCCTGCATACGATCAGCCACCCAGTTGTCATACTCCTGAGCCAGATCCGCATTGGATGCAGCTGTCAAGGTCTTAGCCTTGCGCTTCTGGAGAGCAGCGTAGATGGTGTCTCGGATCTGAGAATAGGCATGCAGAGAGCGGATGTCACTTCGCATCGGATTGGACAGTAGAGCTGGGTCCTGAGCAATCTGGAACAGCCCCTGAATACGGTTCATGTAATCGTTCTGGTTGTATGCACCGTAGTTCGTGTAGAACTCAGGGTTGTAGCGGGTGTCCTGCGGATCACCCGTAGCTGCTACAAAGTTGTTCAGGTAGGCCTTCAGGTCCTTGGCCTTTGGGTCATTGACGCTAGTCAATCCTCGTGCGGATAGCAGCGACTGAACCTGAGCAGATAGCTGGCCATACTGAGCCCAACCGGTATTGATCTGAGCCTGCTTGGCGGCATCCTGTGGAGAGAGCTTCTGTCGAAGCCCCTGAGACACTTGCCAGTCATAGGCCATCTGGTCAAAGTTTCCGTTTCCCTCTGGCCCCACAATAGCGGCGGAGAGTTCAGGGAACTGCTTCAGCAGGCCTGCATACTTTCGTACGGCTACCGATGCTCCTACAGTTGCCGAGATCCCAGAGGGATCTGTAGCTAGCGACTGCGTGAACACCATGCCAGCCTTGCCATACTTATCATAGAAGTCCTGGCGGGCGTTCTTGGAATCAGCTGCCTGCATCCTTCGATACTCATCGATCAAGTACTGGTGAGAAGGAGCTGGCTTGAATCCTAGCGGAGATAGACGGTTAGCGAATAGATCCACCACTGTCAGATACTTCGCTGTGTTCTCAATGTTTCCCCAGTCAGGCGGTGTAGTCCGCTGACCATTTAGGTAATCGTAGTACTGCTCCTGGTAGATGGACCACACGTTCTTCGCATACTGAGAGGAAGAATCAGGACTACCAACCAATAGGTTGGATAGCGCTACAACATCATTCGCTCCCGAGGGAAGAATCTGCTGCATACTGTTCTGATCCACCATGTTGTTCAGCATGGAACGAACAACAGCGTTGTTCATCAGAGAAGGGTGATCCTTCACGATCTGGTTGGCTGGAACAGCCACCAGAGGACCGAACCCAGGATTGCCGATAGCATCGATGTAGGTCGGAGACACTAGAGTCTTCGCATCGATAGGAACGTCCGTCAGCCCACCAAGAGAACCAGCCAGAGCCTTGGGCATGTGAAGCACAAAGGAGGTGTTCTCCCATGGCGTGTTGACATTAGCCTTCTGCCCAGTGGTATTATCGATGGTGAACGGAGAGTTCCACAGCAGGCGCTTAGCCTGGTAGGCACGCCCAAGTAGTCCTGGATTCTCCATGATCAGCTTGGACCAAGTACTCATGGCGTTGAACCAAGCATTGAAGAACGGACTCACAAAGCGAAGCGTATGTCCCATATCGTTGAAGCGGGACACATCATAGACCAGGTTCTTCAGGTCAGATCGCGCACCCGCGTGAGCGGCTGCCACAAGCATATCACGATCGCTCTTAGCCAGAACAGACTCACCTGTGTCCCTCATCCAAGACTGCACGCTGTCAGTAAGACGAGACTTGTACAGCGTGTTGTATAGCGGGTGGCGAACAATGATGTCATCCGGCATAGTGCCGGTCATCTCCATCAGCCACTCGGTAGACTTCTTCAGGATGTTGGTAGGGCCATCTCCACCGTGCACAAGTGCAGCGATGTTAGCATTGATATCAGGTCGCATCTTGGCGTCTGGCATGAACTGCTCAATAGTCTTGGCATTGAACTTACCAGCCAAAGCAGCATCTCGCATGCCATCGAAGGGCAGATACTGCTTCACCATGGAAGCAACCTCGTTGACCTTCACATCAGGATCACCAACATGCAGGGCCTTCATGTACTGACGGCCCTCAGAGGTTCCTGTCATCCACTGTGATACAGCATCCAGGTCCTTGCCAGCAATGATCTGCTTGGCTACAGGATCAGGCAGTAGCTGGTTGCGGATGTAGTGAACGTAAGCGGGTGTGTGCTTCTCAGCATCATCAACAGCAGAGATGGTAGCGAAGCCAGGACCACGAATGGCCATCTGCATAGAGTGCGTCATCTTAGACGCACCATCGATAGTGCTCATAAAGGCAGGATGAGAACTGGAGACCCAACGGTAGTAGTCTCCATTAGGGCCACCAAAGGCCTCATCCCAGCGCTCAGGAGAGCCCGCGATAGTGAACGTGCGCTCACCCAGACGATGGGTCTGGTTGATGAAGTCAAACTTCATCTTCTTCAAGTTATTGTAGTACTGCTTCTTGGCCAAGAGGTCAGAAGCCTTGATACGAGTTTCCTTAGGGACGTTTCGCCATCCCAGAGCCTTCTGCGTACGATACTGATTGAGCAGGCCCTCGTAGTCATTCTTTGCAAGACCGATCATCTGATCATGCTTCGACATGACGTTGTTCACGATCATGTTGTTGGTCAGGCGGTTACCATTGTTGCGAAGGAAGTTTCCGAAACCATCCTGTAGGTTACGCAGCGAAGCCAGCGCACCAACCTTAGCAACTCCGCGAAGGAAGTCGTCACCAATGTGGTTGAAGGCACGGTGACCGGTCATCAGAGTGACAGGCTTCCATACACCATAGATATTGTCCAGAGCATAGCCCAGAGCATCCTTAGACGTTGCGTAGGCGCTTCGTAGAGGGGCGAGTACCCCGCTGTCCTGCATGCGCTCTAGCGCGTTCTCCAGCTGCTTGAGGTTAGCCAGCGGAACAGCACCAGACTCCAGCTGGGTGATCAGCTGCGGATGAGCAATGATCTGCTCATCGGCGGTAGGAAGCACACCCTGAGGATCCATACCAGGAACATTGATCTCACCATACGCACGAGACTTGGCAGCCTGGTAGATGGTCTGACCCTTCTTACGTGTGGTAGTAAGAATCTTGGCCATCTGGTTATCAGAGATACCGAAGCGGTCACCGACGTTCTTGTAAACATCGTTCTCGATGCTGGTCCAGATCTGCTGACGCTGAGCTACAGTTGCGTTAGCGTAGCGCTGTACGTAGTCAACCTTCTGCTCTGGTGTGAGCGTGGAGGACTTGTTCAGCCACGTACGTGCGTATTCAACCGCGTTGTCCTCATTGTGGTTGATAAGGCCTGGAACCCTATCAGTCAGAGACTGATAGATACGGATTGGGTAGTTGTAACGAGCATTCTGGAAGATGTGCACGATAGAAGTATCGCGGGTGTTGACATACTTGCCAGCACCCTTCAGCTCAGCCAGGCGGTTAGTCAGCGCCGAAGTCTTAGTGATAGACTGTTGTGCACCGAAGATCTGGGACAGGCGGTTTGCTACGATATCATTGTCAGCAATCTGCGCCTGAGCAGCCTTGACCTTAGTCTGGGCTACCTTCTGAAGCCATTCATCACGATCACCCTCGACTGCCGAAGTAAGAGCATAGTTCTGCTCCACCTCAAGCGGCATAAGAGCATTAGAGATCTGGTTTGCCAAGTTCTCATTTTGAGTAGCCAGCATGTCTAGGGCAGAGCTGGAAACCTGAGGAATTCCCGCCAGAATCTGACGGATCATCCTAGACTCACCAGGAGTCTTGGCAGCATCAAGTAGAGCAGCGGTAGTGTAGCGGAAAGGGTTGGGCTGGTGGGGAGATCCCTTGACCATCGGGTGCTCCGCAAGGGAGGCAAAGTTGTAGCGGCCGTTTGCAACATCCTGGTCGAACTGCTGACCAGAATCAGAAGCGATCTTATCTAGCTTCTGAGCCACCGTGTCTGTAGACACGATAGGAGCATCCTTCAGGGCGCGGATCACACCAGCAGCCTTGGTGATGTGGTTGGATGGATCAGCATACCAATCAATGGCAGCATCTTCACCACCCGAAGCAATCTGCATACCCGCATGCAGCGGGTTGTTCTTGTCGTTCAGGTACTGGTCACGCTGAGCCACATTCAGTGGATCGACCACCTGGTGGCCTGGAGACCATTGAGGCTTGATCGGCCCGATGGGCTGCTGATCGTTGGCAGCAAGAACCGTAGCACGTCCAGGACTGATATGCGCAGACTGATCCCACGCCTGAGCCCATAGAGAACCCTGGGCCCAAGACCAGTTAGGATGTCCCTGCGAAGCCTCAAACTCATTGTGAGCAGAGTACAGAGCAATCGTCGTATATGGACGCTTGATCAGATTAGTGAACAGCCAGTTGGTCGCATGAAAAACAGGAGAGATGGTGTGCGACTCGACATCATGCCAGATCTGGCCGATGTCCTGGAAAGGGTTGGTCAGAGACCATCCCTTAGACTTGTCTGGCTGCTGCTCCTGCTGAGCAGCCTGTTCCTGAGCGGAGGTGATAGCAGCTAGGTTTTGCTGGTCCTGAATTTGCTGGGTGCCAACAGCCTGGGAAGTGCCCAGTGTGCCGGACTGTCCTAGCGCACCAGAGGTGCCGAGAGAGCCGCTAGCTCCCTGAGCTTCCGGCTGGAAGGGCTGGACTGTCACTGTTATCTACCTCAGACTGAAAGTGGGGGATATTGCTGAACAGATCTACTGGGGTGTTCCGAAGGGTATCCACTGCTACACCAACAGCAAGCTCAGGATACTGAGCTGCCTTAGGATCCTGCTGGATATTGTCCAGCACATTGCCCATGAAGTTCATAGGCGTAGCCAGTGAAGAAGCCATTACGGAGCACCCTTCAACAGATTGACAAATAGTCGAGTAGATGGAGTAGCATCGTTCATGTTTGCCATCATCTCGAACAGAGGCAGAGACTGGCTGATCTTTCCCATGTCCTGCGAGGCAACCTGAGCAGGCTGACCACCAAGGGCGGAAGGGCCAGGACCAGCACCCATAGCTGCACCAGCAGTTACAGGCTCATCAGGCCTAGCAGTTGGAGCAGATAGCGGAGTTACCTGACCAGCAGCCGGATTCGCCGGGAGAGCATTCTGGTCGAAAGGCTGTGCTTGTCCCTGCGGAGAGGGAGAAGCAGATAGCGAAGCGCCTTGCTGTAGAGCTTGGAATTGAGAATTCTCGCCATACTTGGCATCGGGTAGGTCCTTTAGTGCTTGCGCGGGTCCACCATCAGTTCGCCTACTCAGCGGACCCGGCCCCGACACCCCGGCCGGATTCTGTGGTGGTGGCATCATGTGCTCCTGAGATTAGCATCTCGATCTCGCGAGATGCCTGTTCGGCGAAAGCCTGGCGGTTACGCTCAGATCGATACTTGGCTAGGGACTCTTCAGTAAGAGAACTGAAGAACATGGCGAAGGCCTTGAAGAGATCCCCGATCAGCTCAAAGAATGCACCGAGGATCAGCCACTTGGTTCCCTTCTTGGGAGAACCTGGCGGTACCGGAAATGGCACCAACTCATCGTTGTCATCATCGTCATCGATCGGGAATCGCATCATGTTTAGCTAGCTCCGCTACGCTCAGTTCCTGGGTTGCCCGGAGAGGATCCCTGTCCAGGGTTGTAAGTTCCACCGACCGGTGTAGAGCGGAATCCACGGATACCCTCACCCGGCCACTTGTTCGCCACACCAGTTCCACCAGCCATAGCGGTGAAGTCCATGCTGTGGCCGTCTAGACCGTCAGAGTCAACCAGTCCAGTCCAGTTAGCCTCGATAGCACCGGTGTTCGCCGGTACGGAGCCAGACTCGAAAGTGTGCTCGTCTACACGGTTGTGGCCCATGCTGTCCGGCCCCATGTCACCCTGACGGGGAGGAGTGGGAGGAACTGCATCGGAGAAATCAGGACGCGAGAACTGGCGTCCGCCTGCGTTAGCCATTAGCCAATCACCTTCTTGCAGCAACTCGTAACGTACGAGTTCTTCTTCTTAGGGTTGGGAACGGCAACCTTAGTTCGCGCTCCACAGTCTTCACATCCCGCTGGATTCTCAAAGATGCGGAATGCGCGGACGAATCGGTCGTCCTCGATGCTGATGCCCTGAGACACCATGATCTTCTTAAGTCGGTCTAGGTCTGTCACTGAATCGGAATCTTCCTCTGAACGTTAGCCTGTAGGTTCGGTGCTCCACTACCACCAGAGAGGCCACTGAGCATCTTCATGATGTCCTGCTGCTGGGGCTGCTGCCCCATCTGGCCAGGAGGCCCCTGGGGGGCTCCAGGAGGCCCTGGAGGACCGGCCATACCGGGAGGGCCCTGCTGGGCCGTCTGGTCGTCCTGTGGAGGCTGCTTAGGTGGTGTCCAGGCCTCAAGGATAGCCTGGTGTAGAGGAACCCCAGACTCTCGCTTCTTCATGACAGTAGCGAGCTTGGTGATAGTGTCCATCGGATCAGCACCCTGTGCAGCCATAGCTGGGATAGCCATAGCCGTTTGAGCAAGCATCTGCTTCAGGGAATCAGTCATCTCTTCGGTGTCGATCTGCTCCATGACCTGATCAACGTTAACGTCGAAAGGCAGTTGTCGCAGAGCAAAGTCACGACTGATGAGCTTGTCTCCACGCGCTTGTAGGAGGAACACAAGGGCCCGGTTAGGGTCCATTCCCGCAGCCATACCGTAGGTGACATCGACCTGGTATACCCCTGCGATATCACGACTCGGAACATAGGTCTCCTCAAACTGCTGACCGTTGACCTGAACACGGATGAAGCGCTGCTTAGTGGGCCAGAACTTCTCATCCATTTCAAAGGCAGCACCAACAGCACGGCGGAGAGCATCACCGATGATCAGCTGGTAGGTGCGAACCTTGGAGTCAATGGTTCCCATCAACTCTTCCATACCACGACCGGTAACGATCGAGCCAGGAGACTTGCCTGTGGCACCCTCTGGGAAACGAGCACCGACAGTGATGTCCTGGTTCAGGATCTCTCCCTGCTGCCAAGCAGCCGGAGACATGTCAAGAGCCGGGTAGTGGATGTCCCTACCGTTGTTCGTGCGAATCACACGGTCGGGACCGAAAGGAATATTGACCACGTCGCTGGGAACAACCAGCGGCGAGTTGACTGCCTTCTTAGCGGCGCGCATACCCATCTGGGCAAACACCGCACGGGCAATCTGGATCCAGATCACATCATCGTACGCGCCGCGATTCTCATCATCAAACTTAGGAGATTCAGCAACGAACACCGGACAACGTCCGAACTTGTTCTGGATGCGCATAAGCTCTAGGTTGTCCCTAGAGGGGACGAACCAGATGATGTCTGTGTCATCCATGTAGTTGACAAGTTCGAGCTTCTGGTTACTCTCAGCGTGGGTACCCGTTCGTAGCGCGTTGGCTAGATGAGGGAACTTCGCACAGAGCGAGTCCACGTCAGAGTCATACACCTTGAAGAAGTAACGCGTGCGGGCGTAGACATCTAGTTCGTAGTAGCAGCCCAGCGGATTCTCAAAGCGCAGTCGCGGACCTGCCTGAACTTCCTCATCACCGAAGAACGGTTCAAGAACGATAGGCAGGAAACTGTAGGTGTTGAGCCAGTCGGAGGCCTCAACAAGGTTGACCTTGATACGAGAGTTCTCAAGGTAGTTATGGGCGATCAGCGTGCGGCGCTGAGCGTACTTCTTTTGGCGGTCACTAACCATGACTCCGGTTGTGCAGGAGACGGTTGGCATCACGCCGATCTGCTCAGCAGAGTACTGGGCCGCCACGTTGATGACATTGGAGACGATCGGCTTGGGAAAGTCGTCGGCCAGAAGGCCAGGTGCCACACGGTCAAGCTCAGATGCGCGAACGGCGCGCACCTCATTCATACGTAGATCACGAGAATAGTAACGGAGACGTGTCGCGTTTACCTTCTTGGCGATCTCATACACACTGGCCATTAAGCCTCCCACCAGCGACCTGGATTGATAATCACTGGCTCGGGAAGATCAGGTTGGTTGGTGAAACCCTGTGAAGCCTGATACCAGTCGATATTGATAACTACTTGTTCCTCACGCTCTCGCTCAGAGAGCCAGCCAGCATCCCAATGCGCAGAGCCATCCTGGAAGTCAAGGAGTTCGCGGCATCGAATCTCACAGAACCATAGAGCCATCACGCAGTCTTGGACAGGCGCCTTGTTCATGGTAGGCGTAGGGTACCAAGCAACCAGCTGTTCGACAAGGGCTTGGAGACCAGAGTGGTTTCTGCGGCTCGGGAACTCGATGGCGTTTCGTCCTTGCTCGAAGCCCTTGAACAAGTTTGCCATAGTAGCGACGCCCCACTGAGTATCCCACTTGTTCTTTCCTGTCGTGTGAGCGGACATACGAACACCACGGGATGCCATCCAGGTGCTCAGGTCCTCATCCTGGAGGATACTAGCCTGGTAGGCGTTGGACTCGATTCGCCATTCATTCACTCCGTAACGTCGTGTCCATTCCTTCATGACCGCCGCGATTTGGGCGGGAAGGGCTCCGTGCTGATTCCAAACGTCTAGAACATATCGTCGGCCAGTAGAAAGGTCCGCCCCGACGACAACCATAGCTGTATAGTTAGTAGCTGCCGGGTCGAGTCCGGCGACCACGTAGAGCCCTGCCATACCTTCTGGACGGACACCGGGGAAGCCGGGAACAATAACTCCTGGAAGACGGCCACCGTTCGTACAGCCGTCAATCTCTTGCTGTGTGAACGTAGTGGACTGACTGATCTGAGCCTGCATGTATACACGTGACCAAGTCTCCGCGCTCATCTGGTTGCGCTTCTCGGCGAGAGCCGGACCATTCCACATAGGGTATAGACCCTGCTCATCTGGCTCTACCTTGTCGAGCCCCATAGGCTCGACATTAGTCTTAGGCCATAGAGTCTTCCAAGTCTTCGGATCATCCGTCATCTCAAGCACAGCGGGCTGCGAAAGGTAAGTGTAAGGCGACTCGCCTGTGACATACCACTCGGGCTTTCGGATCTCGGAGTACAGATCCTGGGCGGCGAGTCGGGTGCCAACGATGATAAGCTTGCCTGTTCCCGGCTCAAGGCGGGAACCGATGATGGACTGAATCCACTCGATCTGCTTCGGGAACTCATGAGCATTGTCAAGGTCCGCGCAGTCGTCGAGGATGATAAGGTCGGCGCGGGCACCATAGATCTTCTTACGAATACCGAGAGCCTGCACCGTAGGGTGGCCGGAGACATTCCTTGGGCGGATGTCCGGGTTCACAAGGATCATGTCGGACTGCCACTTGGCAGCCGAGTTGTTGTAGCCTTCAGCAGGAGCGAAGTCATCCTTCAGCTGCTTGTAGACCAGCATGTCCTTGTCCAGCCGGTTCTTAATACCGTCCAGGTTCTTCTTGGCCCTGTCCGCCGAAGCGGACACCAGAAGGACACGAATGTTCGGATCCTGGACGATTCGCCATGTCACGTAGTTCTGACAGAACATCTCACTCTTGGCGTGGTGAGGCGGCGTGTTAATCAACAGTAGGTTCTTGTGTCCGGGGATGTAAAGCTGGTTCGGATGGAGGGACCGAGGGTCACGACCCTCTAGAAGATCCAACCACTGTAGATGATGGTCGAACAGCCTGTTACCCATGTACACCTTCGAGAAGGTCTCGAAGTCAGGCACTTCCGAGAAGTGATCCCCAGACTGCTTGGAGCGGATGCGCTCCGCTGCATCGCGGAACTGCTGGGCGTTCATCGCCCCGCCGTGGCCCTTGGAGCCACTGCGCCAATACTCATATGTCTTTACAGAAACACCAACGAATTCACAAGCACGCTCCACAGACCAACCGGCTGCGAGCTTTTCAAGCAGAAGCCTCTGCTTGTCCGCAGTGGTCCATTCAATCTTCGGAGGCATGTATTTTTCCTATGGTGTTTGTAGTGGCCCCTTAGGGGGCCATTAGCCCGATGGGGGAAACCATTAAAGGAAGGGGGCACATCCCCCTTCAGATCCCCCTACGAACACCAGGTATGGTGTGAGTAGGCTACCCTATAGCCGGGCTTCTGGCCCGGCTTCTGGAGGAGAATCGAGCGGGTCTTGCGACCCTTCCAAGGGGAGCGTCGTATCTCGCTCACCCGCTCGATACTCCTATAGAAACCCCTCACTATATATAAGTACGTGAACTCAGGGGTAATCACGGTCGTGGACAGAATCGTTACCAAGTCGTTACCATATAGCTGTCGGTGTGTCCTAGTGTGTCCAACTAACGTATAGTTATCTGGTGACCTCACCGTTACCTTGGATTTAGCAAAAAGTTTGAAGGTTGCAGCACAGCACAGCACGTCAACGGTTTAACAAGGGCCGGTTGACAACTGGTTGATTCCGTAAGGGGCGCAGCCCCGATGATCTAGTACAGCGCTGTAAAGTCAGCGACAAGGTGTTGTCATGCATCGATGGCTCGCACATTGATACATGTGTTGACTACATCACGAGCAAGCTCTTGATAATCACTGGTCATCGTGTGCGTATCAAGGCGTTGTGCAGCCATTGACAAGCGTATGACGCTGTGTTGGTGCACTATTGGACTGTTTGTCAACGTCTTTGGATAGGTGCTACACCCTGTAGCACTTAGCCTTGCTAACTATCCACATTGTTCATGGCATTAACCATTGCATTGTGCAAGCAAAGCTTGTGTATAAACACGATTGCGCGCGCGTGGGTACGTGCTCGCTCCCCTGTGGTCGCTCGCACCAGCCAGACAGGCACCAGGACAGCCCCTCAGAGCCACGCTGAGAGCCTGCCAGCGGGCAGGCGCACAACCACACATGACCAGGGGAAACGAGGGCTTGTGCAGCCCTCTCAGCAGGGCGTGAAAACCATGATCCAATGGGGGCTCAGAGGCCTATAATCACAGGCGCATAACGCCTGTGTAACGTTGAGATAACGCACTAAAGAGCTTGCGATGCTGTGACCTGCGAAGTTACCCTATCGTTACCAAATAGCCAGCCAGGCCGCTACCAAGCGCTTGCTTGGTGAGGTGTATCAACCCCTGTACTGATCACATCACATTCATGTAACGACGCAGGCTCTGACCTGTGCAAACAATCGTTACCTGACCGTGACTTGACGACAGAGCCGATGAGGAGGAGTGTTCTCGTTGTCAGGCCAACCCGGAAGGTTCGGGAGGGCAGGGCAGGGCTCGCAGTACCAAGCCCTGAGGTGTGAGTGCGCGATGATATGAGCGCACCGAGACTTGTCCGCCTCAGACGCAACGGCTGCGAGTGCGCGAACGATCCGCTGAGGGGCGACCCTGAGAAGCGGTGAAGGCGGGAATCCCGCCTAGTTAAGACCATGGGTGCAAGAATTGCCTGTGGAGCACTGGCTAGGACAGGTCCTGTGGGCACACGGCAACCCATGGCATCCGTGAATGATCATTCTCTCTCCTTGAAGAGTGATCAACAGTTTGTGACTAGCTGGTCTTTGTGCATCTTGTATGCATGAGGGTAATGCGAGACAAACTGTTGGTCGCTCTAGGTGCACACACTGTGTGCATCTCATGAGAGGAGAGCATGATGATGAACTGCTACCGAGTGAAATACTTCTCGAACAACGTGCTGCCTGGTTCGCTGGGTGGCAAGGTCGAGACCGCCACCATTTGGGTGGAGGCGAACAGCAGTGACCACGCTATCGCTGAGGCGAC